ACGGGCTCTGGCATTTCCACCCAACCCGCTCCTTCGCGACGTGGAAACACGCCGCAAGCTGATGGCCACTGGGTGCGACAATCCCGCGCGTACTCGTAGCGTTAGTGCACCCATCATGAATTCACCCCACTCTCATGAGCCCGCCACTCTAACGGCACGCCTCGGGTGCGAAGGACCATGTCCGTCGCATGCCGTGGCAGGACTTGCTGAAGATGTACGGTCGCGTTCATCTCTGCACCGTGACGAGGACCTGCTTTGTTCCTCGGTTTGCCAGACAAGTACTTCTGTATTGTCTGGGCGCAACGACTGTGCCGATTCATCCCACCGGCGCAGACTACCTCGCGTAGCCGACCAACCCGCTCCGGATGTGGTTCTGGAGCTCGGGACGATTCCAGCCGCTGCTCCTCTGCCCTCTTCGGCGCAGGAGGCGTCTGATGACGCCGGCTCCGCCCCCCGGCACCCACCCTCTGCTGAAGATGCTCCAATGAATGGAGAATATCCTGCGCCACAAGCTGCGCAGGTCATGGAACCACATGTTGTGGTCACCATGCCCGAGGAGGTGCCACCAGTTGAGTGCGTGGTCTGTCGTGCCACACTTCAGGACGGGACCCCGGTGGTCTCACTTGAATGCTCACACTGTTTTCACACCGCTTGCATTGTCCCCTGGTTCCGAATGAGCGAGAGGTGCCCTGTTTGTCGCACCCCCGCTTCCGCATTCGCCCGCATTCTGCTGGGTCATGATGGCCCGGCAGTTTCGGTGGTGGAGGTAGATGTCGACGCTGACAATGCCCACCCTGCGGACGATGCCGAGCCAGCGGGTGTGGCGCCCGGGCCTGTGGGTGGCCCGGACGCCACTGACGGATGGGGGCTGCCTGTTCCCTTCCTGAACAATGGGACTGCAGTCGGGCATCTTCGCATTGTGTCCGACTTTCTGAACATCAGAGTCCCGGTCCGGCCCAGCTGGGTCGGCCTCAAGTGGTGTATCATCCTGATCACGATCAGCCTGTTGTGTTGCGGTGGCTTCGGACTGGCCTCCGTTGTTCTTTCGGCCGTTCTTGCGGTCGTTCTGAGGCCTGCCTGCCGCCGCCTCGTTGCACTCTGGAGAAGGTCTGCGTTCCGTGAGCGCCACCTAGCCTCCCCCCACGTGCCCACTTCTGCCTTGCTCAGTGACTCGCAGATGGACGAACTATTTCAGGAGCATTATCGTGAACCTGTTGTGGAGACGAACCTGCCACCCGTCCCCAGCATGGTGGTGTTCCTGGACAGCTGCATTCAACGCACCTCTGTCTTTCTGGGCCTGACTGATCAGGTCCTCACTGGTCATCTTGTGACGAGGGGCACCTACCTCGTCCCGGCCACTAGAAACGACTTCCGACCGACGAACTACTCTGGCACGTCCGCAAGCCCGTCTGTCGTTGAGGTCTGTGTATCGTGGCTCGACAATGTTCATGACTCAACCAGCTCTCTGGTCTTTTGGAGCCCGGAGATGGCGAACCAGCTGATGACCAGCTCCCGATACATACCTGCCCAGCAGCGGGCGACTGAACTTGGTCCGCGTTCTTCCCGCATCACAGACCAGATGTTACAGTCGTCCTATTATAGCGAAGTCCAGGCGGGGTCTGCCCGCGTTGCCATGATAAGGTCTAGCTCCGCAGACATCGTGGACGCGCAGGCTCGCTCAACTGTTTTGGATTTTCGCAGCGGGTCCCCATCTACTCCATTTATGGCTTCGGATATCGTGCCGAAGATGGGTGCCCCCTTCCTCCTGCTGGTCGGCACGATGCTACAATCAGGCTTCGTGCGGACTTTTATAGCGATGCTCCTAGAGCTCCTGTTCAGGTTAGTTTAGGGCCTACAGTCAAGGGGCTGGCTCCGCCTATGCCAGACCTCAAGCATGGCCCGACGCTCCTGAATGGCTGTCTCTGTCGGTTCTGCGCAACGCCCCCTGAGGCTGTACGTTCCAAGCTCAGGGCCCTGCGCAAGCATGTTCGCTGGAGAGTCCGCAAGTGGTTTGCACCGATAGCGCCCGGGGAAATGCCCACAGTACCCGAGTGGCTTGACTCCTGCCCCTATCCAGCACATAGGAAGCAGGAGCTCCGCAATGTCTGGGAAGCTGCCAACGAGCGGCTCAGACAGAAGGACCTCAAGGTGGACTCACATGGCAAGCGCGAGCACAACCTCAAGTATAAGCAAGCTCGCGGCATCAATAGTCGCTCTGACACGTTCAAGTGCGCGACTGGGCCCGCCTTCAAGGCCATAGAACAGGTGGTGTTCCGCCACCCAGCCTTCATTAAGCACACCCCTGTCCGACAGCGTCCTGCTCGGATAAATGAGGTTCTTGGAGGCTTCCCTGGCCCGTTTTATGAGACCGACTATTCTCAGTTCGAGAAGCACTTCACTCCTGAGGTTATGCAGTCGGTTGAAATGGTGCTGTATGAGCACATGCTCCAGCACTATCCTGAGGTCCTCAACTGGATCAAGAAGGCCATGCTTGGGAACAATGTCTGTCGCTACGGGAAGTTCACTATCGGTATACCAGCTCGACGGATGTCTGGTGAGATGTGCACATCTCTTGGCAATGGATTTACGAACCTTATGCTGGCCGACTTCATCGCAACCAGCAAGGGCGGGCAGATCACCGGATTCGTTGAAGGTGATGACGGCCTGTTCTTTGCCACTGTTCCCATCACGGTGGAAGACTTCCGTGAGTTGGGCTTCGAGATCAAGATGATCGTCCATCGGAATCTGCTGCAGACCAGTTTTTGCGGCCTGGTCTCTTCCGAGGATTTCATTACAATGACCGACCCGCGCAAGGTATTGATTACCTTCGGCTGGACGCACAGTCTGCTGATGAACTCCGGGCCTCGTGTGCTCAGTTCCCTCCTGAAGGCTAAGGCCCTCTCGTTGGCTTATGAACACCCCCGGTGTCCTATCCTGTGTGTCCTCGCTAAGACCGTCCTCGACCGTTTGGCCAGTTCTGAGCCTAGGTTCGAGCACGGCTGGTACGAGCAACATCTTATCAAGCAGGTTGTTGAATTCAAGGAGGAGACTGCCGCCCTTCTTGAACTCGGACCAAGTGACCAATCGCGTCGCGACTTTTCCGACCTGTTCGGAATCTCCGTCCTCCAGCAGCTCGCTGTAGAGGATGAGATCTCGAGTTGGCGTGCCGGGCCGTTAGAAGGGCCATGGACCCTTGCCCTATTCGGGCCCGAGTACAACGACTGTCGCGATTATTGCGAGAGGTTTACAAGTGCTACCAGGAGAGGTCCATTCCTGTAGCTGCCCTCCACTGACGGCTCGCGTGCGCCCCTTTTCACGTACGAGTATAGAGTTTGCCTCTGGGGGGGCTGAGATCGGAAAATCTATAAACTATCACACTGGATGTGTATAATCTCCATGGGGTCAGCGGGAGGCCATGCCGGACCAAAACGGTTGCTTCTGCTATAAAAATGTCCGTGCTAAACAAAACGCCAAGAGACTGCACGGATCCCAAGTCCCGCTGATGAACAGTCCAGGTGGTTCCTGTACCCCATACAACCCTCTGGTACATAGCGTTTCGCTTACAGAGAATGAATCCCGCTGAATACCCCGTTGGCCGCGCAGACTTCTTGACGAAGCTAACTTCGAACGCCCTGCTCACCCAGGACGGTAAGGAGTGGCTGACTCTCGCACTTGACCCGTTTCATGACTATAACCATCAAGTCAGCGGGTATCCCGACGCTGATGCGTCCCAGACCGTTGTGTCTTGCTACCAGTACCAGGCTGATGTCTCGGCTCCTGTTGGAGTCGCAGGCAACTGGGACGCGCACATCTACAATGCTCCGCAGTGTCTGTCGATGTACGCCGACGTCCTCGCCCTGGATGCAAACTGGACGAAGTCGACACAAGCCAACCCTGCAGTGACATGGCTCACTGGCCCGCTTACCATAGCGTCTGGTCCTGCAGGAGCCTTTCTTGCCCCGGCCATTCCGGCCCAGGCAAATGTGGCCACTCGCGCTGTTCCCAGTGTCGCCATCCATGACCTAGGATCCGGTGTCTCTCGTGTTATAGGCATCGGCTATGAGGTCACGAACACGACAGCGCCCCTGTACCGCCAGGGCGCCCTGACCGCCTATCGCATGCCCCAGCTGGGCAACCGGTTTCAAATGGTTACGACCAATGCAGCTGGTACCCAAGCTGGAGTTGCAACTGGCGAGATGTGGCGCCAGATTCCGTCGAGCGTCGACCAGGCCAACGTGCTCAAGGGCACACGCACCTGGGAAGCGGCTGACGGAGCCTATGTGACCTGTCTGCAGAACTCCGTGCACAATCCGCTGTCCCAGCTGGAGGCTGCGCAGATCATGTACTGCCCCAACTCGTCACCTGGCGCCGCCGTCACGGTCTCAGCTTCGCAGTATCAGACCGTGCCAGGCACTACAGCGGCACCTGCGATGTCTGGGCTTGCTTTCAACCCAAACAAGCAGATGCCGTTTGACGTCTCAGGCCTGTTCCTAACTGGCTTGAGCAATCAGACTACCCTCACTGTCAAGTTGCGTGTGTACGTTGAACGTGCACCGACCTGGCAGGAGCCTGCTCTCGCCGTGCTCGCCAGTCCCTCTGCAGCCTATGACGTTCACGCCCTGGCCCTCTATGCCCAGGCGGCTAACATGCTGCCTCCGGCTGTGAAGGTCGGCGAGAACGCGCATGGCGACTGGTGGCGCTCCGTCCTCAAGGTTCTCAGTGTCGGCGCCGTTCCTCTCGGCCTCGCACTGAATCCCGTCTTTCCTGGCGCTTCTGCAGTCGGCGCCGGTATCAATGCATTCTCGCGTCTCCTGACCCGCGGTCCACAGACCCGTGTGGCCGTTGAAGGGACAGTCCGCGGGAAGCCGAAGCCCTCCTCGACCCGTAACTCGCGGGCCAAGAAGGCCACACAGCCTGCGCGCCAAAGTGACGTGCAGCGGTCGGTTGGCAATGCAGCCAACTCGAACCGGGCGAGCTCAAATTCCAACTGAGCTCGTCGTGTGCCCAGCTAGTGTTGGAACGCGCAACCCTACCCGGATCCCCTATACGCCCGGA